GTATCATTTTTGTGCTTATGGCGATTCTTGATCGACTGCAAAAAACCGCGTCGGTGGTTCGCTACTGAAGGTGTAATCCAAAATTTATTTTTGAGTACTAGTATTACCCTTCAGTAGCGTGCCATGATTTTCTTGGCACGTGACATTTTTTGCATCAAAAATGTTTGTTCTTTGCTCTCCTCCAACTCGACGAAGCGCGAAGCGCGAGTCCTCTACAACCCAAACAACAGCCCGTAGGGAGGGTGAGCGGAGCGAACCCGACTGTCAACTGTTTGGAAAAAATTTGCAGGATTATACTATAATCCTACAAACTATAATCCTTCTTTTTGGCGCACTTTTTTAAAGTACGAAATTTATTCGGTAAATTAAATGCAATTTTATTTATCGTCGTCGTCATCGTCTTCACGCTGACGTTTCTTCAACACGAGCTTGCTTTGCACTGGCTGCTTTCCCCAGCGTTTATCCTCTTGCTTTTCAACCTTAAACTCGTATTGGCGCGTTGACGGCCAGTCACACTCTTCAGGAGTCGCCTCTTCGTATTCACCGCCACTGGTATTGCCAAAGTCTTCGTCGTCGTCTCCAGTGAGATCGACGAAACCACGCCCATTAAAGTTAATGCATGCTTCATCGTGGTTTGGAAAGCCATCGCAGCATGGCTCCACATCACCGTCGGTCTCGACGAGTGTGTCAGTCAACACAGCAGCAGCATCGCCATAGACATCACACTCGCCATTGTAAATGGCGTCCACCAATGAGGAGAACTCGATAGCATCACTACCAGCCTCATCGACGAATGGCACGTCCAAGAGTCGAACGGTGCCATTGACACCGGAGATACGGCGCTCGAATGCCTTCCAACGAGCATCGTTCACCGCCTCTTCGCTGTACCATGATCGAGGTGTAACATTAGAAGTGATGATAATCAACTTCGCCATGAAAGGAACCATGGAACCTTTGGTCTCAACCAAGAAAGGATAGCGATCACACATGCGACACAAGGTATCGAATGGAATCCAACCATAGAACTCGTCAATGATGACAACATCTTCACCATTGTAACCGTCCATCCACATGGGACCGCCACTAGAGGGCTTGCGAATCCAATAGGCACCACCTTGGCGTTCACCAATCACTTGGGCCATATGGGACTTGCCAGTGCCAGGTGGACCAACCAACACAAGACAACGAGTGTGCCATGTGCGCTCTTTGTCTTTGAGTGAAACGCGATAAGCGTTAAACATCTTGTGGAACCGTGTCATGATAGTGAAATGAGTTTGCCACAATTCATTGTCCGTTTGACCTTCATCAATCAATTTTTTAACATCTTCCAAATTCTGTTTGTTTTTCTTGTTAGCATTCTCAGTCGAACCAGGTTCGTTGCCAGTGTAAGTGCCCATGGTCCATGGGCCACTGACGCGTGTGTCATCCTTGGTGGCATACCCCAAAGCTTGCTCGTGTGTTCCCATACGCCGTTCCCAATGCACCTTTCCATTCAAATTCTCCTTCATCCATTTCAACGACCAACCATGTCGATTCTTTGGATTTGGTTTTGTTTGCAAATATATTTGCAAATGAGGCGTACCACTTTCACCACGTTCTTCTTGCCAAGCAATGAATTGAACGTCGCCTTGTTCGTACCATGATCGAGGAATGTTTACATTCAAGTGATGGTTCCATGTTCCAACCCAATAAGTAGAATTTTGCGACATTGTAAAAAATAATTAAATCAATCTTTGTCAAATTTATTTTTTAAATTTTAAAAAAAATAAAATTTTTTTTCAAATTACTTCAGACTTTCAGACTTTCAGACTATGAGACCGATCAAATTTTTAATCAATGGTCGAATTTTTAATCAAATATAATCCTTCGTCATAGGGTTAGTATAATCCTTTGATGCTAGTGTTATTAGGGTTAGGGTTATTAGGGTGGTCAGTATTCAGCCGGCCGCAGGCCATAATAGGGTCGGGGGTTTGGGGGTAATGCGCGGAGGCGGTAGCCGGAGCCATACCCCCAAGAAGTTAGGTTCAACCGCCTCCATCTCATTATTATCCTATTTTACAAGAGCTCGAGATTTTTCGAGCGACGCCCGACCTTAAGTGAACCATTTACGGACGTGTAATGCGTGAACATATATCTTTTATTAGTTGTCAACAAATCGAGTTCGGAGAGCAATAGTTCCAACGCCGGCGGTCGCGCCGGCCACTTGACTTCCAACGGAGAGCATGTAAAGTGCGCCTTCTTCAATATCACCGATGGCGCCAGTTGCAGCCGCCTTGAACACACAAGGCGCGTTTCCAAGTTTAACGAAGTTCGACATGTCTTGAATTTCGTTGCCAGTAGCAGGTGTGCTTGAATTTCCAGAAAGTTTAAAGTCCCAACGGCGGAGGATTTTGAAACGACCACCATTTGCGTCGTTGTTGAATGAAATCGGATTTGCTGTCACCAAGATGTCGGTGATGGCTGGCAAAGCGCCCGTAGGGCGCTTGTCATACACCAAAATGAGTGCGCAGTCGCAAACTGCAGTGGTAGTACCACTAATCGTTTGACCACGCATTTGCATTGATTTCAATGTAATTTTTTTTCCAATGCGCTGTGTCACCGCCGCACCTTGTGCAATGGTTGCGGCCAACACAATAGTTCCAGTTGTATCAAATGCCATTGTTGTAGCAGCAAGATCAACATAACCAGTCTCTTTTGACTGTGGCCCACGTCGGTTTAACGCCGAGGCGAAGCCGGTCTTTCGTCGTGGCACCAATCTCGCCGCTTCAGGAACACCAGCAGCATCCAAAGCAGCATCAACCATCATTTGTTGATGAACGCGGGCCGAAGTACCGCGTTTTTTAGCAGAAGAAAAATTAACAAAGTCCAGTTTTCGTTTATTCATCCTAACCTTTAGCTTTAGCTTTTCGAAAACGTTGTGTAATTGTATTTGCCATACTATTTTTTGATACAGCAGAAGCAACAGTTCGAAGTAATTTTAGTTTTAAAATTTCGCCAAAGATATTTCATAGACACACAATCTAAGTACCTTGAAAATTAGTTATATTTTGATTATCTCATGAGACAGAACCATGTATCATTTTTGTGCTTATGGCGATTCTTGATCGACTGCAAAAAACCGCGTCGGTGGTTCGCTACTGAAGGTGTAATCCAAAATTTATTTTTGAGTACTAGTATTACCCTTCAGTAGCGTG